CTAAGTGATGGTCACCTGAATGACCGAGATGCCGAGCGCCTCGGCATTCTCACGCCAGATCCTATCGAGGATCTCCATCGATACCGAGTCGTCGCCCGGTCTGATGTTGCCGAAATCGCGAGCCCAGGCTCGCTCGGCTTCGCTCCGCGAGAGTCTGATTGTCCCATGAAAAATGTCGTGACCGTTGGTCGCAGCATAGGCGGTCAACGGATCAGGTCTGCTCATTCACGACCTCCTTCACGAGCGCCTCTTCCGGGACATCGGCTTCATGATAATGACCAGCTGCATCGTGCCAGACGCAGCACCACCGAACGACACCGTCCATCCGAAAAGAAACGTACCCTGGAACGGTGGTCATCAGCGGACCACCGGACACCAGGCGAACGGTGTCGCCAGGCTTCAGGGATACGGTCTCGGGCTCAGGCATCGTCGTCGTCTCCTACCACTCGTAGATCGGTAGACCATCTACGACATCGGCGTCGCGGTCGAGCATGATCCACGTGCAGCCGTTGGCCTCGGCCAGGGCGCGGATGGCACGGAGATCCTCCGGGCAGGTATGCGGGAACGGCTCGTTGCCGACGATAGGGATCAGCCAGCCCAGCCCCTCACTCGGCGAACCCCAAGGGTGCTTGGGGAAGAACTGAGGCACGTCGTCGGTGTTGAAGTCGAACATATCGTTGGTCGACTCCGAGATGTGCGCCGTGCTCAGCACGAGCATCCGGGGCGTCTCGATGGCCGGGGTCTTACCGGCCAGGATCGCATCGGCCGCCGTGATGGCGTCGTGATCCTCTTGACGGTCGTCCTCGTCGTCCGCGATCTCCACCCAGGCAGCGAGCTGATGGCGAAGGTTCTCGATGACCTCCAGCATCCGGGGCCTCTCCAACTCCAGACCGGCGCGGAGGAAGGCCGCTGCCTTGGTGCAGCCGTCCGCGAGCGCGGGGAAGCCGCTCTTGTCGAGTCGTTGGGCGGCCAGTTCGATGGCGCCGGCGTGGTGGGCGATCTTGCTGGCGATGCTCACGACAGCTCCTCCAGATGCTTCGTCACGAGGTCGAGGGCGGCGCACTGGCGGTCGTGTTCCTCCCGCCCGTCGTCGCGGGCATCGGCGACGTTGCCCTCGGCCAGCTCGCACACGAGGCGCAGCGCCTCGACGAGCGGGTCGGGCGGCGCCGGCTCGAATGCGTCGGACGTGCGGGTGATCGGGTTCGTGTCATGAACCTGGATCGTGATGTACCCCCGGCCATGCTCTGAGACACGGCCAACGAGACTGTGGTCGTGCTTGACGCGCATCCGCTGCCCGACAAGGTCGGGGACCTCTCCAGTCTCCGGGTCCCGGCCGTTCCAGCGCCGGTAGTCCCGCTGCGCAGCGCAGGCCTCGGTCTCGGTGGCGAAGAAGTGCTGCTCGACGCCGGCCTCGTGGCACCAGGGCAAGCCCAGCGGGTAGCGCTCGTCGTGATCGGCTCGATTGTAGACGTGGCTGTGAAAGGCCATGGCGGCGCTCCCATATCGGATATGGCTGGCGGTGACGGACCTCGGGCAGGTCAGGCGGCAAGCAGTGCTTCTAACTCTGCGAGAAATACGCGGGCCTCGACGAGTTCAGGCTCGCACTCGGCGATGACGTCATCTACCGAGCCGGGCACGGCGCGCTTGAGCGACTGCACGAACTCTTCCGTCAACGTGATGTCCGTGCGTACCTCTCGAGCCATGTGGCTGATGGTCTGCTTGTCGAGGTGCTGCGCCCCGTAGTGCTTGAGGTGCTCGCGCTGACGCTGCGTGTGGATCATCCACGGAGAGTGGGACATGGTGTGGTCTCCGATCCTGGCATCCGGGCTAGCCGATGGTCTCGCGGATCCGACGCTTGGAGAGAAGCTCCTCCGCCGTGATCTCGGGGCCGGTGAGAAGGCGGTCGCAGAGGTCGTGGATTTCGTCGCTGGTCAGGCCCGTGTGCTGGCCTCCGCAGGTCAGCATGTCCCCGATGTCGCCGTCGTTCGGCTCGACGATCTTGTCCTCGAGGCCGCAGGCAAGCAGCCGCAGGCCAGCGATCACGGCGTCGTACTCGGGCTGGCTCAGGTCCTTGCCGAGGTGTGCGAGCCAGCTGATGCCGATCTGCTCGCGGACGCTCGAGACCCGCAGGTTGGGCGAGTGGTCCAGGAGGCCGTTGAGCTGGGTGTAGATGGCGTCCTCGCCCAGATCGAGGCTGGGCACGTTCCGGTGGTAGAGCGGATCGACCGGCTGCTCGGTGTCGAGTTCGACGGTGCAGATGAACGTGCGCTTGGTCATGGGGTGTTCTCCGATCCTGTCAGTCGTCGTGCAGGCACGAGGCGTTGGACTCGGTGAGGGGCTCGCCGCCGATCAGGAGCGGCGGGACTGGCCGGACGAGCGGCTCGAAGCCCCGCGCGAACTCCCGGAAGTCGGTGCCAGCGTTGGCCACCTTGACCAGATCCTCGATCAGGATCGCGGGGCGGCCGTCCTGCGTGCCGAACGCTTCCATCTCGGCCGCCATGCCAGGGAACCAGCAGAAGAACTCCCCGTCGTACTCGTACTTGGCGTCGGCCTGAGCCTCGTAGGCGAGGCCGCACTCGCGACAGAGCGCGCGCAGGTCGCTGGTGTCTCCGTAGCTGCAGCTGCCGCAGTCGGTGAGACGGTTGGTGCCGGGATCACGGTCGAGGTTGGGGTAGTCGTAGTCCCCGTTGCGGAACTTGACGTAGAAGCGCTTCCACTGCGCCTTCGTGATGCTGCCGCCGATCGTGATGCTGTAGCCGATTTCCTCGGACATCTTCGCCTCCAAGTAGAACTTCTGGCATCCGGGCCTGCCCAGGTCCCGCACCTGGGCAGAACGAGAGGTCAGAGGTCCGGGTTGACCCCGAGCGTGCGCAGCTCGGCCGAGACGCGCCCGATCCTGTCGGTGAGGATGCGCGAGGCCTCGCTGCGGAAGCCCTCGACCTCATCGGGCGTGAAGTCGGTGTGGCAGACGACCTTCTCCGGCCTTTCCGGCTTCGTGATCCCCTCCACGGGCACTTCGTAGCGGAAGGCGAGATGGACGCCGTTGGTGGCGAGCGGTACCTGGCTGAGCCCTTGCAAGCTCCGTCGATGACGGGCGAGCTGATCGAGCAGGTCGGCCACGCGGGTGATGTCGCTGGCTTTCATATCAAGATCTCCAAGTTGAACTTCTGGCATCCGGGCCTGCACCGCGGTCTGGGTGCGGTGCAGAACGAGAGGTCAGACCTCCTCGGCGCTCTCGAGTTCGACCGTGAACTCGATCGAGACGCCGTCGTCGTTGCAGGCGGCGGGATCTCGGGAGAGCTTGCCCTTGAGGATCACGTTGATCTCCTCGCCGGCCTGGAGCCGTGTCCGAAGCTCCTGGCGGCCCTCCTTCACGTCGAGGAAGGTGTAGTGGGCGTCGATAGGCTTGCTCATCTTGGTCTCCTGGTACGAAATGAACCACGGATCTCGCGCAGCCGGCGGCTGCGTGGGGCGAGGCGTCACTCGATGGGCATGACCCGGAACAGCTGCGTGTCGACGATGCCGTCCGGGTCGAGGGTGGCGATGTAGTCCCAGGCCGCACGCTCGGTGTTGAAGCGAGGGTCGCGGGTGAACCGCTTCCAGCGCTTGGTGTGATCTCGGTGCTCGATGCGGAACATCAGAAGGTTTCCTCTTCAAGATCTTCGCTATGGGTCGGTGTGTAGTCCCGGCCGCAAGACGGGCATTCGTCATCGCAGCAGCAGGACCAGTCGTCGGACCACTCGACGTCGCAGTCGTCGCAGCGGTAGTAGTTGCGGAAGCGGATGGGCTCGTCATCCATCATTGCGAATACTCCGCAGATCGGCCCAATAGGCCTTGAGGGCCTTGGTGAATGCTTCTGTGCGCGGGCTCAGGCCGCCTGCGGCTCGCAGGTAGCGCCAGCGTGCGGCGTCGAGCGCCTTCTCTTTCGGGGTGGGCACGACGTGGCCTCCACCTGCTATCGGTGTGGAATTCAGGTGATGCGACGGCGGATCGCGCCCCAGCGCGGGTCGCCGTCACGGAGGAAGTTGTCGATCGCCTCGACGGCGTAGGCCGGAGTGATGAAGTCCCACCACTCTTCGTCCTCGCGAGCCCCTGGCGGGTAGAAGAGGACCTTCAGGGAGGGGCTGGAAGGCAGGAGTTCGCCGTCGCCGTAGTCGGTGACGAAGTCGAAGACCTGGGTCTGGTTCTCGTAGGAGACAGGCTTCTCCCTCGCCAGACCCAGCATCGTGATGGCCATCCAGCCACCGATGCAGGCGATCGTGCCACAGTCACCGCTGAGGCAGGTGCTGCGCATGTTGAATGTCGGCCCGTCCGGCCCCTCGGTGATGCGGCTGTGCCGGAACTCGCCGGCGGCCAAGGCATCGCGGACGGTGACGAGCGCTTCATGCTCTCTGGGCGTGATCATGGGGTGATCTCCTTGGTGCAGGCGCCGACCAGCTCTCGGTGCGCGGGGCTAAGCTGGTCCAGGCGATCGAACAGGACGCCGCGCGCGGCCTCGTCGGCGGTGCGCGACTTGGTGAGGAGGATGGCCTCGACCCGCGGGCTCGGTGCGTCCCAGGATGCCTGCAGGTTCACCCACGCGATCTCGGTGAGCGCGCGGACGAGGGGCAGGCGGTCGCCGGCCTCGTGCTCAGTGATGGATCTGGCCATCGTCGCCCCGGTAGAGATCGAACTCGCCGAACCTCTTGGAGAGGTTGTCGAGACGGTTGGCATGAGGCTCGATCCAGTCGCCGTCCCAGAAGCCGACACCGTGCCCGTTGCGGGTCATCCAGAAGTCGTGACCGGCTTGCTCGTGGATGCCCGTGCGCCCGGCATGGGCATGCTCGGGAACGGCATCGAGGTTGGCCCAACGCTGGAACTGCGCGCAGTCGTCCACTATGGCCGCGAACGTGTGGTCCGACAGCAGCTCGGCGGTGGGCTGGTCGATGCCGAGCTGCTCCTCGTCGGTGAAGATCGCGGCCTCGATGTAGGCCTGCGTGAAGCTGTCGAGCGCCTGGAAGCGCGGGTCGTCGCGACCCTGGAGAACGAACTCAGGCATCGACGTTCTCCAGGATCTCAGCGACCTCGAGGGCTCGCAGCTCGGACCTGGTGAGCGGCTCGCAGCACTCGAAGTGCTCGTTCCCGATCCAGGCGAAGGCCTGGTAGGCGGCGCAGACGAAGTCGAAGTCGAGCCGCCGGCACCTGCGATGGCTCATCGGCTCGGAGACGAGGAACCGGCCGGAACCGGCGATGTCGATCGGCGGGAGGATGTCCCGCATCTCCTGATAGCGCTCGGCCGAGATGCGCTTCCAGCGCGGGAGCTTGGTGGGCGTGACCATCAGGGACGCTCCCGCTTCACATAGGGGTGGCTGGTCTCGCTTCCGTCGAGGAAGCGGTAGTGGACGCGCCCGCCGCGGATCGCGATTGCCTCGGCAGGCACGCTGAAGGCAGCGGCGCCAGCCACACGCTCGTTGTGGATCGTCGCCATGGTGCGGCCGACCTGATTTGCATCGCGCTGGAGCATCTCAGCGTGCCAGCCGCGGGCGAGACCGGCGCCGTTGATGCGCTGGATCTCGGTGAGGGACGATGACTTCGTCATGCCAGCCCCTCGACCGTGTGGCCCAGCAGCGCGAAGTGGCGCCGGAGCTGGATCTTGGTGTCGAAGTCGGCGGCGACGCCGCGCCAGTTCAGGCGCCAGCGGTTCTTCGTCTTCTTGAGCGTGCCTGCGTGAGACCGCTCGGCAGTGGCCTCGGTGATCGTGTAGGTCAGCGGCTCGTTGCTGTTCTTCCTACGTGGCTGCTGCGTAAAAACGAAGGTCGCCATGATCTGTCCTCCATATTCGATATGGTTAGGTGAGTGGTACGGAACGTACCTCGGGCTTTAGGCGTGCGAAAAAGCTTGGTCGATCGCTGTGCTCGACAAGTTATAGTCGTCGGCTACCTCACGAAGCAGGCTCGGCCAGTCGGGTATGTCGTAACTGTCGTGAACCTCCTGAAGCTTATGCAGCAGATCCCGGTGCGGGTTCAGGCGTTCGGGTAAGAGGCCCTCTCTGTAGAGTTCACGGACGCTGAGAGGATCGTAGGGCCGGTCGCAGCCGGCCGCCTCGCGATCGGTGAGCAGGCACCCGACGAAGCAGGCGTTCCCGTCCGGTGCCCTGTAGGCGCAGGCAGAGCTGCGGCTCTTAGGATCGAAGAGCGATTTGCTGGTCATGCCGGCCGCATGCGCGACGACGGCGTCGAAGACCTGCTGAGGTGCGATGGGAAGCGGGGCATCGATGAGAGGGGTCATGGTACGATCCGTACTAGGCGTTGCGGACACGACGAAAGGGGCGGGCCTCGCGGCGGCGCTCCTCACGGGCGGCTTGGTGCTCAGCAAGCAGCTGATTGGCGATTTCCTGCGCGGTCATAGGTATTTTGTCCTATAAAAGCTGTGGACAGAATGTCGCGGTCCGAACCGGACCGATGACGCGAAGTCGGGTGGCTGCGCTCGTTGAGGCCGCCATACACGAATATGTGGGCCAGTTTGCCTTCGATGCGCGCTTTCTTAGGGCCGAGGTTCTTGACATTCGTCGAGGGGTCGGTTGGACCTTCTTGGTACGAAATGAACATCGCGGTTCGCCGGTGCGATAGGACTTAAAACCTAAATGATCACGTCTCTGCCACCACGTTCCTGAACGCGTCACACCGGATACTGCCGCAGTTCTGGCTGTTGCAGTCGCGATCGGAACAACACCTGTGGGAATGATGTGTCATGGTCAAGCAACGTGAAACTCTCAAGGTCGGCGGCAAGTCGAACACTATCGTCGACCTACTGATGAAGCAGACCGTCCAGTGGGGTGACTTCTTCGAGCGTGCGTCCCTCAAGGCTGGTCAGGAGCTGTTCTCGGCTGGTCGGCGGACACAGTTCGTCTACGCTCCGATCGAAGCCGTCGTCTCGATCACCGCGAGCACGGGTGGGGTGCAATCGAACGGGAAGCCCCAGCCCAATGTCACCCTGAACATGCTCGGATCGGGAGATCTCGTCGGGGTGTCCCAGTTGCTCGGTGATGCCACCCTGCCCTACGGGGCCATATGCGATATGGGCGGGGCCGCCTTGCGGTGCTCCACCCAGGCGGCGCGCAGGTTCCTCGACGAGCACGAGTCCAGCCGACACGTCGTGCAGGCCTACGCGAACCTTCAGGCGGCCGAGAGCTGGCAGTGGCTGGTGGCCTCGGTGCAGCTCCCGGTTCCCAGCCGGATCGCGGCCTACCTGCTGCTCAGCGCCACGGCCGCGGGGACGGACGCGCTGCCGGTCACGCACCGAATGATGGCGAGCCGCACGGCGATCCGGCGGCCGTCGATCACGGAGATCCTGCAGACGTTCGTCAACGACGGCCTCATCAAGCAGCTGGACGGGCGCATTGACATCCTCGACGAACAGCGCCTGAAAGACATGGTTCACGAGGTGTGGCCGCTCTTCGGGACGCATCGTCAAGCCTTCCTCGCGGCTTGGTGAGCCCGCTGGACCAAGGCCACGATGTCGGTGTGCGTCGTGGCCGGGTCGTCGTTGATCGCCGAGGGTGAGGCGCCGCCTGAGGCTTGGTGCAGCAGCTCGTCGGTCTCTTCGTCCAGGCGCTCGAGCAGCGCGAGGTCCTCGATCTTGCTCAGCTCTCGCTGGCGGGCGCCCAACAGGCACCAGCAGACGGCGTGGTGTGAGGACGAAGGCACGGGCTGGCCCTCGGTGTCGCGGGCGCCTGCACGCTTCGTCCACCGCGTTGGCTCGGCGAGCGTCTCGAGCATCCCGGCGAAGATGTCCTCGGTACTCTGAGGCGCGGCCATATGAACCCCTCCACCATATCCGATATGTCTGCCGCCGACCCTGACACACTCCCGGCATCGGCGATAACGGCTCTGTTCCTGTTCTGTTCACGGTAGCGTGTTCCGCCTCGTCGGTCGAATAGTGAACTTCGACCCTGTGGAGAGAGCGTGGAGCGGTCCGTGATCTTGGTACGGTTCGTACCACATGATCGTTGAAGTTGTCCACCGAAATCCCGGGTGCGTGGTACGCTATGGTCGCGGATAGGCGTTTCCCGGGCCTGGGAGGGGCCTAGAACGGCCGCGGGCGTCTCAGCCGCTCTCGGCTGCGCACTCGATGCAGTAAGCCTGCCAGACCTGGTCCGTGAGTTGGTGCTCGGGGATCCCGGCCTCGAGCGCCGCGTCGGGCTTGCTGACGGACGGGCTCACGTCGTGGGCGCGAAGCAGCGCGAGACAACGTGCGGCCGGCGATCCCGGCCGCCAGGTATGGCCCATCGGCATGCAATGCCACGGGCTCACGCAGCGGTCGTTCTCGCAGCGCTTCAGCTTGGGGACGTCACGGATCGAGATGTTGAACGTCTCGCCGTAGATCACTCGGTGCGCCGCGGTCGGGTAGCCGAGGTCCGTGCTGTGGAGGTTCGGCACGCGCTTCTGGGTCACCACCGAGCCCTCCTTCAGGGTACGGCTCACGAAGTGCCGCTCCCGCGGGGCGACGAACGAGCCCGTCCAGACCCAGCAGGCCCGGCGTTCGTCGACGCTCTCCGGCTCCATACGGATTTTCTTCCTGATGCGGGGCGGTAGCTCGGTGAAGGTCTTCGGGGTCCAGGGCATGGTTCGGATCGTACCTCGCGGTCTTTTTTCGCGTGTCGCGGTCGTTTCCGCGCCTCGTCTCGAGGGGTGGTTCTAGACCCGGAAAAGAACTTGGTGTGGGCCTAGTGGTATAAAAGTCCCAACTGACCCCCTAGGGAGACATATACATTGCTGCAATGTAGACCTGAACATTGCAGCAATGTTCGAGACCGTGATGCTTTCAATAGCTCTTTTTCTCCCACTAGATTTCATTTCAGGGAAAAAGAAAAGAGAAAAGAAAGACTTAATAGAGGTCCACCAAGTCAGTTAGCACTAGCCGACCTAGTGCTAAGCACCCCACTTAGCACTAGATTTGGTCCGTAGCCGAAAAAGCGGCCCTCCGCACCGAAATATGGTGATAAATCGGGCCATTACTAGTGGTACGTTCCGCACCAAAACCGGGTCTCGACCGCGTGCGCTCAGCACCTATCCGGCCGAAATACGCGCGTCAGCCGACCCCCGGCAGGCCCGGCGCGATCCACTCGATCAGCGCGCACCAAGTCGCGAGGCAGGCGTCAAAAAACAGGAAGATTTTCATATCGGACCCTCATCGGTTCGAGATCTCGGTGGGCCTGTTGCGTCGTATGGGCGATCCTCCATCAGGACGCGGCCCATCGCTTGACGCGGCCGGTGCCGCGCACCGAGGGCGGGACGAAGACCTCGCCGCGGCGCGTGCCGGCGTGCATGCCGCCTACGGGCTCCGCGAGAGCATCTGCGAGCTGACGGGCACGGGCGGCGCAGGCGCGTTGCTGACGGACCGTGGCGCGCCATAGCCGATATGCCTCGCGCTCTTCGGGATCGACGGGATAGTCGATCGCGATCAGCTGGCCGATCTCGCGCATGCGTGCGCGCAGCGCGGCGAGCGACTCGGGGCCAGGAAGTCGGTGCGCGGTCGGGCCGTCGAGGTGAGCGCGGCGCGCAAGCGCGAACTCGGGATTGGCGTGAGCCATGGTGCCGTGCTCCTGGACATGGATGAGAAGAGGATCGCCATATTCGATATGGCTTGGTGCGCAGCGCCGAGCGCGCACGCACGAGCGCGCACCTAGCCGGTGGCCAGATGCGGGCACGCGGGCACGGAGAGGGGGCGCCAGCGGCCACGGAGGCCGCCGGCGGGGTTGGGGCCTAGGCGGCGCGCTTGACGCGCCCCAGGGCCGACAGGGCGGCGACGGTGGCGTCGTCGGCCAGCACCGGGGCCGTGGTTGGCGCCGGGGCATCGGCGACAAGCTTGTCGAGGGCGGCGATGTGGGCGTTGAGCGCGGCCATGGCTTCCAGCGCATCGGCATGGCCGAGGGCGCCGATGGCCGCGAGGATGCCGGAGAGGGCGCTTACCGGGGCCGCGGCGTCGGGCAGGGTCGCGCTGTCTGCCGCGTTGCTGGCGAAGAACAGGGTTGCCGCGGCGGCGCCCTTGGCCAGCGCCTTGGCCTTGCTAGCCTCGACCTTGGCCGCCTTGGCCGCCGCCTTATCGAGGGGCAGGAACTCGCCGGCCGTTGCCCACGCCCGGATGTCGGAGCCGGACAGAATGTTCAGCCCTTCGTAAAGCTGCCTCACGGCGTCGACCGCTTCGTCGGCGCCCATATCCGATATGGTCGCCACCTCGTCGGGCGCATGGGTGCGGAACATGCCGGCCGCCGTCTCCACGCCCTTGACGTAGCTTTCCCATGTGTTCTTGGCGATGACGCCAGTCTCGGCGGCCCGCACCGACAGGTGGCGCCGGATCAACTTCGTATCCGTGCCGGGGTTGATGATGAAGAGGAGAGTGAATGCACTATAGGCGTGCAGCTTCATGCTCTCCGCACCGACGAGGGACGCGAAACCAATGTCCGCGACAGCGGCGTTATTGAGTGCCATCTTGTGTTCTCCGCTTCGGGTTGGCGCCATATCCGATATGGCGGTTAGGGCCTGGGCCCTGCTCCCTCTATATGAGGGCACATTCAGGTTTTACCCTGTCCAAGCTCAGGGTGCAAGATGTTTTTATAGAATAATCTTCCAAAGATTGAGGTGTTGCAAAGTAATCACTGTCAAGTGTTACTTGCAATGGGTGGGTGCTTTTCTGTGAATTGGTGTGCCGCACCTATATCTCTATGTGCCCAACGCGTTTTCTAAACTTTCCAATATTTGAGTGCTAGCACTACTAGACTTGGAGCGCAACCGCACCAAGTCACCCCCTGGAGCCTGCATCGAGCCTGCGCACCAAGCCTCTGGATGGGCTCCCAAGAAGTCCCCTGCCCTGCTATGTGATCGACATGCGCAGCCTGATCGTCCTCCTCGCCCTCACCACGACCGTCGCGGCCGAGCCGGTGACGAAGGCCGAGAGGGCCTGGATCGTCGACTACATGACGCAGACGCTGCGGGACCCCTACTCGATCCGGTCCACCGGCATCAGCGAGGTGCGCCCGCTGACAGGCGACGCCGGCCGGACGATCCCCGCCGGCATCTGCGTGCGCTACAACGCCAAGAACGGCTACGGGGCCTACGGCGGCATCGACACGCTGGTCTTCGTCCGCACGCCCACCGGGCTCGTCTACGGGGACTGGCGCCACGCTGTATCGACCAAGACCTGCTGGGTCGACAATGTCGTCTACGGCCCGTTCCCGGAGCTGGCCAACCTCAAGTGACCTTCTTCCGCTCGAGACCCTCGCGGATGAAGCGATTGATGACGGTCGCCCTCGCTTCCCCGCACCGCTCGGCCTCGGCATCGACCTGATCAAGCAGTACCGGCGTGATCATGTGCGTGATCTGTCGCTTGTGGCCCATCGCGTAGCCCTTGCCGCGCTCGCGCTTCTTCGTGGTGCCGTCGATCGCACCACCCGCGATCCGCTCGAAGGCCTCGTCCGACATCTCCCGCTTGGGCTTGCGCGTGATGGCCATCTCAAGCCTCCTCGAAGACGCGGGCGACGAGACGATCCAGCTCGGCGATCGCCTTCGGGTCGACCGGCGATTGCTCGGCGACGCCCATGCCGGCGCCCGAGGACGACGAGAAGGCCTTCCGCTTCACCAGAGGCAGGTCGAGGTAGGTGAAGGTCGGGATCTCCTGCACGGCCTCTGCAGCATCCGCGTTGTCGACGCTGGCCGACCGGGCCTCGGCCTTGTTCAGGACCGCGTAGGTGACCAGGCCGTCGCGTTCTGCGCCGATCTCGTCCACGACGTCGGCCATGTTCTGCATCGCCCAGAGATCGAAGCTCTCCGGTGCGAACGGCACGAGCGCCACGTCGGCCAGCGACAGCCCTGCGCGGAGCGCCAGTGTGTCCCGGCCACCCACATCCAGAATGACGTCGTCGTAGTTGTCCTTCTGAAGGCGGACCTGTTGTCGGAGGATCTTCCCGTCCGGGTAGAGCGAGCACACGATCTCGGGCTCAAGCCCGGCCTCTGCGCGGATCTGGATCGCGGCCTGCGCCGTCGCCTGGCTGTCGCCGTCGACCAGCCAGACGCGTCGACCCGCACGAGCCCGAGCGATGGCCATCTGGACAGCAAGCGTGGTCTTCCCGACCCCACCCTTCGTGTTTCCCACGAGCACGATCATCTCAAGTCCTTTCCACCGGCTTTCCACGTGGAAAGCACATGAGACCGCGCCCAGCTTCACTCGATTTCCAAGTGAAGATCAAGGGGATTTTCCTCGAAATTTTCGACATGGAGCCTCTTGCGCTTGGTACATATCGTACCATCTTCACGGAGCCAATTGAGACGTCATCGAACGTCATGAGAGCCCAGGAGACACGATCATGGCCAATCCCAAGAAGACCCTCGCCGACTTCGAGAAGGAGTTCCCGGTGGGCAAGAAGGTGCGCTTCTCTCCCGGCCGGGGTGCCGCCGACGTCACCGCCGAGATCACGGGCGTTCGCCAGGCCGGCACGCCCGGAACGCGCGGCTACAGCGTCTTCATCGACACCGTCGAGCATCGCGAGGGCGGCCTGAAGCCCCTCAACCGCAGCGCCCGCCCCGGCACTTGCACCCTCGTCGACTGACGCCCATCTGAGGGTTACTGCGCACCCCTCGCAGTTCAGGCCCCAGAAGCCCCGCATGAGGTTAAGACCTTGTGCGGGGTTTTTGCTTGAAAAAGCTGATTTATCACCAAAACAGGCTCATTTTACATGAAAAAGGCCCCTTTCGGGGCCAATTTCACTCGATTTCGACCGGAAATCAGGCCGCAGAGGCCTTCACCGTGGCCGGCTTCTCACCCTCTGCGGCCAGCGGAGTCTTGTCGATGACCTTCTTGAAGGCCTCAAAACCGGGATCGCTTGCCTGCAGTGTACGCAGGCCGTTGTCGCCGGGCAGCGAGAAGCGGATCGTGTTGCCCTCGACGGTGTAGGCGGTTGCCTGGAACTCCTCGTCCGACGCGAGATCGGTTACGAGCAGCAGGTTGTCCTTGATGCGAGCCCGCCAGCGCGGCTCACCGGCGGCCTCGAGTTCGTGTGCGTGCTTGGCCATGGTCTTGTTCCTGTTCCGGGATTTGTGGTCCGTTTCGTACCATGCGCGTCAGCCGCGCAAAGCCGCCTCCAACATGGCGCGCACCACGCGCCTGTCCAAGAGCTGACCGCAGTCGGCACCCTCACGCTGAGCCCGCTCGACCATGGCGTCCGACACCGAGAGCTGACCGGCGGGTAAGATCCCGGCCTGGAGCCGGCTGACGTCGCCCACAGAGCCCGTGCTGAGGACCGCTCGTCCGACCGTGATCCTGCTGGGGTCGATCTTGCCTCCGTGCCCTTCGGCCCAGTCCTCGTGACAGAGCGCATGCTCACCGCGGGAGCGGCACTCGTCGGTGTACCGAAGGTAGGCGTCGCCACCCAGATCCCGGGCCTTGGCGGCGGCCAGCGCAGGATTGTCCGGCCCCGCCATCGTCACTCCGACTTCGTCTTTGATCTCGGTCTTCATCGTTCACTCCTCTGGTGGGGATCGTAGACGGCGACCACGGCGCCGTTCACTGTCAGGACAACGCGTTGCCCTGCTTCAAGAGCCATCCGGCACTTCGCCAGCAGGGCATCCTGCTTGGCCCGCCACTCGGCGCCGAGGACGTCGAGCAGCTCACCGGCTTTCGGCACTTGAATGGCGGCTGCGGCCTTCGCTCCGACCGCGTAGGCCTGTGCCTCGTCGAAAAGCTTGGTCTCCTTGTAGGGCGAGAGCGGTACCGCAGCTCCGTCTGGGAATACCGGCAGGGACGCGACGAACCGCGTCATCTCTGGGCTCAGCGCCGGGGGCTTCGGCTTCTTCGCCGCCATGCGCTTCTCGAACCCGGGCTCTTCCGCGAGGTGCGGTGTAATCGGTGTGGTGTCCATGTGGAAACCCCCTTCGATCTCAGGTGGCAGATCGCTTGTCGAGTGCTTGCCGCATTCGAGCGTTGCGGGAGAGCTGCTTCAGGACCAGCTCGATCAGTTCGTCCTTGGTCCGGCCCGCCACGCGGACCTCGTGAAGGCGTCGGAGGAGGTCCTCCTCCTCCCACCGCAACTGGTCGCACAGCTCCTGAAGACGGCGCCGGGAGCGGTTTCGCAGCGACCGACGGCTGATGCGGCTCGTGATCTCGAATACCGCCATCAGAGCACCCGACCATCAGGACCTCGGGTGCGCCCCTGGTTGTCCGTCCAGTAGATCTCGATCCCCAGCTCCGAGAGCTTCGGAGTCGGCGGCACCAGAAACAGGGTGTGGTCCGGGTCCTCCCACGGGAACGGCAGCGGCAGTGGGCCTATCTCGTCGAGAAGGCGTTCGAGGCTCTCGAGCGTCAGTTTCGGTTGGTCGAAGAGCAGCACGTTGCTCGTTTCCGCCAACACATCGAAGGGATCCCGTCGTCGATCCGGGAAGCAGAACGGCTCCTGCCGGCCTAGCTCCATGTGGTTGACAGGCGGAAGGTCGCCACCATGGTACGTATCGTACCTACTTCGTTGGTCGTGCATAAGTCAATCTTTCCTGTTCCGAAGCAACCTTGCAGCTTTGCTGGCAGCGTGGATCCGGCGCCAAACGTCCCGCCTGATTGTTACGCAACTGCCTTCTTTTGATGAACAAGTGTGAGGAAGCGATATACTGGGATCGGCAGGCCCGCAGCTCCAATAACCGTGTCCTTCCTGAAACCGAATTGACCCTGCAGGTGCGCCATACGCTTCTCGAGCGTTTTCGATCCAGCAGGGGAGACACTCTGACCGAGGCAATAGGTCTTGTATTCGGTCAAAAGGGTGCTCAATGGCGTGTAGTTGTGCAGGTCGGAAACGTTCTGATGAGCCTCGGCCCCCAGGATCATCCGACCCTGTTCCCGGAGACCGACTAGAAAATCCCGGACGTTGTTCAGCTCGTTTTCAAGCGCCTCCCGCTGTTCCATAGATGATGGTGGGTCCGTGATCTTAAAGTTTTCGTGTCGAAGTCGAACCATGTGCTGAACGGCCCAGGCGGCGATAGCCTCGCGTTCCTCCGAGATGACAACCTTGTGGTACTCGAGGATCTTTCGGGGGCCTTCGGGGAACGCCTTTGTGAAGCAGAGGAACAGCCACCGCCGGGTGAAGCCATCCGAGCTGTCCTTGGACTTGGGGGTGTGGTTGCTCGCGAACCAGTGCGCCGCCCGGGGGCGGAAATTGAACATCGGCCGGTTCTTCTCCTGGGCCTCGATGACCGCACCCTCGACGATCTGCTTGAACTTGGCGCTGTCGATGAGCTGGGTCTCCGACAGCTCGCCCGCGAAGTTGAGCAGCTTGCCGACGAGCTGCGCCGGCCCGAACTTGTCGCCCCACAGCGTCGGCGGGAGCGAGGTCTGGGCCTCGGCCGGCATCAATGCCTGGACGATTTCCATGATGCGGCTTTTGCCGCTGTGCCCGACGCCGTAGAGGCAGACGGCCAGCTGCACCTCGGTCATCTTGGCGAAGAGCGTCAGCGCCATCACCTCGCCGAGGGCCGTCACCTTCTCGGAGAAGTCTGGGTCGCTGCCCCAGTAGTCGACGAGCATCTGCTGCCAGCGGGTGGCCTTGCCGGCGGACTCGGGCAGATAGGGGTAGGGAAGCGTGTAGGTCATCCCGTAGGCGGGATCGTGTGGCTTCAGCTCCAGATCCTCGGTCAGGAAGCCGTTGACGAAGTTGATGCCGGAGACGGCCACCTCTTGCAGCTCGCCGACCGCCAGGCCCCGGATCGTACGGAGGATGCCCTGGTGGTCCGTTGCGCGGCCAGCCGCCTTGTGGGTCTTGCCGTAGTCCCGGATGATTGTCTGGAGGACCTTCGCCTCGTCCATCTTCTTCCAGGATGAGCCCTCGTACTGCCAGAGCGTGTCGTTGTGGAAGCGGATGGGACCGCCCAGCTCTTCGAGATCCTTGATGACCGCCTCGGCGATCTCGGCGTGGTTCGCGCCCGTGATCGGGCCGGCGCGTAGACTGGCGAGCTGCCGGCGCACCGAGGCAGCGCTGAACCTCTTGCCCGAGACCTGGGCGACGTAGTTGACGATATGGTCCTCTTCGATCGGATCGAGAGAGGTGCTGGCGGCGACGCGGTTGAGGACGAGCTTGACCACGCTGGTGAACTGTTCGGTGTTGTCCTTGACGCCGGCTTTCTCGATGTGAGCGTTGAAGTAGTCGAGGATCTGGCCGCAGTCCCAGGTCTCATTGTCCTTCGTGAAGGCGTCGAGACCCCAAGCCACACGCTCCGCGTCGGTCACACCCTCATCCCAACCCTTCGGCAGGACGTGGGCCTTCGGACCCGTCACGTCGCGGATCAGGAACTCGATCAGTTTCGTCGGCCCCTTCTTGGGGTCGATGTTGTCGCCGTAGGTGCGCTCGATGAAGGTCGCCGCGGCGACCTCGATTTCCGTCAGCGCCTCCTTCAGGGTCTTCTCGCCCTTCACGACGTTGCGCGCGAACAGGCCGGCGAGCCCGACGAGGTGGTTGTCGCGGTTGCCGGTCGACACGTAGTCGGTGACGGAGCCGAACGTCGACGTCCCGAGGCTCATCCCGGCTTGGCTGAGAGCGTCCCGCAGGATCTGCTCGATGTTGTGCGGGAGGGAGCGGACGTCGTCGAGGCAATCGACGAGGTCCTTGTTCGCCCAGTAGGGCCGCCCTGTCTTGGGGTGAACGGAGGGCGGTAGCACGATCTGGGAGCCGGCGCCGAGCATCTCGACGAGGGATTGCAGCTTGCCTGCCTCGTCCCGGTACTTGATGCGGATGATCGGCTGGCCGTCGTAGCGGTAGATCCGCACCATCCCCTTCTGACCGACGCGCTCCCACGGCGATGGTGGCAGCACCTTGTTCAGGATGCCGATGATCTTCGGGTCGTCGGTATCGATGTCGATCGCCACGAGACCGGACTGTGGCCCGAGCGGCAGGCCGATGTTGCCGTTGCGATGGAAGACGCGCCAGCTCGTCCGCTCGGCCTCGTTCGGCATTCGGGCCTGGAGCGACTGCCAGTTCAGGACGACGGGCTCTTTACCGGTCGGCTTCCCCTCAGGCCCGCCGTTTGAGGTGTAACGCTTGAGCGGCATGACTGGGAGACCGCGGTCCCAGTATCGATCACAGTTATCGGCGAAAATATTACTCGCCGGCCCAGTGCCTTCGGCTGACATAGACGCGGTACCCCTTAGATTTTGATAAAGAGCTTAAGTACATCCCAAATTATGGACGCACTCAGCATAGCCATCGAGCGCCAAATGAACTGACGGATCTGATGTCGCATGGTACGAAACGTACCTAAGTGAGAGGGCAAATCAAGATAGCGAAAGATTGGCCTCTTTTAATCGTTTCTTGAAGTCTAGGCGCCCGTCTTTGTCCAGTACCTGCTCCATTGTCTGGATGACTACGCGCTGGAACTCGAACATTTGCTTGATGCCCTGCGCCTTTTCTTTCAGAGACAAGAAGCGATCCATCAAGGATCCGAAGTTTTTCAGGAAGTTAAGGCGGTCTCCCACATCGTCGCTGTTGTCGACGTCTTGCTGCAGTCGCTTCATGGAGTTGATGGCGTTCTGGATCTCGCGGATCAGGCTATCCGCCTGCTCGTTGTCGTCCTGCCCCGGCGTGAACACGTCACCCGCGCTGTCCTCGCGCCCCGTGCGCGCCGGCGTGAAGAGGCGCCGGAGGTAGCCTTGCAGGTCGGTCGAGTAGGGGCATTCGTCGGACGTCAGGTAGTTCGGATCGAACTCCATCAGCTGTTCGATCGCCCGCAGCTTGAGGGCCAGGCCTTCTGGCAGGGCCGGATAGGTCCTATCTGTCATGATCGAAGTCCGCTCCGAGGGCTCGCTGACATAGTGGGTCGGTAGTCTTAATCCAAGGCGAGCGGAAGACGGACATTGCAGCAATGTACCTAAGAAGGTCGAATATCTAGTTCGATGATCTTGGGTGCCACCGGCGCTGCGGATGATCTGCTTGGGGGCGTAAATGGCTGATCGTTATGGAGAAATCGGCAGGTACGAAACGGACCGTGCGGGGTCAGCTTCGCTCTGGCGTATCCGGCACCCGGATCACGCCTACTACGTGGCCTTCATCGGGGATGGGGATGGGGACCGCGTCCAGCGTGAGCACCTGCGCCTCGTCTTTCGTCTCGACGGGTCGCCGCCGCCCGAGGCCCTTCAGTTCGGGCGTCGGCGTGACGCGGGGCAGTTCGCCCAGGCCTTCCTGATCCCTGAGATCCCCTGGATCTTCGAGCCCTCTGTGGCCCCCGCTCCGGCCTTGTGGAGCGAAAGCGCGCCGCCCGACCATCTGCTCGAGGCCTTCCAGCGAGAGCTGGCCGAGGAGAGCCTTCGGCCGTGAACCCGCACCTGACGACCTTCATCGCGGGGCTCGACGAGCGCTTTCCCGACGACAGCACGACCATGTCGATGTCGGAGTGGATCGGATCGAACACCAAGCTCCGGCAGCGGCCGTTCAGCTTCAAGGGGTTCGAGTTCCAGCGTCAGATCGTGGACGACATGCATCCCGACCTGACGTGCATGAAGCTCTCGCAGATCGGCCTCACCGAGGTCCAGATGCGGAAGTTCTTCGGCTTCCTGAAGCGCAACGTCGGAACGTCCGGCATCTTCTCGATGCCCACGCTTCCAATGCGCGACCGCCTATCGCAGACCCGGATCAAGACCCTGATCGATGGCGAGTCCATCTTCAACGGGCCGATGGTCGCCAAGCCCGTGCGTCACAAGGGGCTTTATCAGGTCGACGAGAGCTTCGGGTACATCACCGGCACCACCGAGGGCGAGGCGACCTCAATCTCGGCCGACATCCTCATGGAGGACGAGGTCGATCTGGCCGACCAGTCCATGCGCTCGCTCTTCCAGTCGCGCCTCCAGGGCTCGCTCTGGAAGATCACGCAGCGCTTCTCGACGCCCACCTACCTCGGCTACGGGATCGACGCCGCCTACCAGGCGTCCGACAAGCACGAGTGGTTCATCCGCTGTGCCTGCGGGCACCATCAGGTGCCGATCTTCCATCCTCGGTTCCTCTGCCTGCCGGGGCTGCGAGGAGACCATGAGGATCTCTCGAAGCTCTCTCAGGAGCAGGTCGATGCCATCGACATGGACGGCACCTACGTCCGCTGCGAGAAGTGCTCCCGGCCGCTCGATCTCGGCGCGCCCGGGCGCGAGTGGATCCCGGAGTTCCCTTCGCGGCGAGCCCGGGGCTATCGCGTCCGGCCCTTCTCGATCACCACGATCACGATCCCCTACATCTTCCGCATGCTGCTGGAGTACCAGCGCAAGGACAATCTGAAGGGCTGGCACAACACCGTCATCGGCGAGGCCTTCAACGACAGCAACGCCCGGATCAGCGAGGAAGACCTCATCGCCATCATGACGCCTCGGCAGGTCGAGGCCGGCGAGCTGGGATCGGGCGACCTCTTCCTGGGCTGCGACGTCGGGCAGACCTGTCACGTCGTCATCGGGAAGCCGAACGCTCTCCTCGAGTTCCACCAGGTTCCACAGCACGACATCGTCGAGTTCGTGAAGGGCCGCGTGGAGACGCTGGGCATCATCCAGGGGGGCATCGACATGTACCCCTATACCCCGACCGCCGAGGCGATCCGCGACGTCACGAACGGCGTGATCATGCCTATGGCCTACTCGACGTCCAAGGTCGCGCCGGCGGTGAAGGAGCAGGTCGACGAGTTCGAGGTGATCACCCACTACACCATCAACCGGACGCAGGCTCTCGATCTGGTCGCGAAGCAGTGCCGGCTCCGCACCTGGCAGCTGGCCGGATACGGTCCTTTCGCCTCGCTCGTGAAGACCCACTTCCGTGACATGATCCGCATCGAGGCTCCCGACGAGCCTCCGGTCTGGAACAAGATCAATGGAGATGATCACTTTCTGCATGCCGCTGCTTTGCAGCAGACGGCAGTTCGTCTGCGTGCGGGCATCGAGTTTTCGACCGATCAAAGATCTTCTGTTTTCTTAGGAGGCGGCTCACGGTTGTTCCAGCCTGTCGGTCGACCCATATTTCGTGGCGCTGATCATGCCGGGGTTCTACGCTAGTGGCCGACAATCTTGCATCGAAGCTGCTGGCGATCGTACCCTTCAAGAAGAAGGCGCGTGCCGGCGGTACTGCGAACACGCCGACCTACAATCCGCAGAACGCGGATCAGGTCCTGACGCTGCCGCAGTACCGTGACCACCAGGACGATCTCTTTCAGGACCGTCTGGCGGACAACAGCCAGAGCCTCATCAAGAAGATGATGCAGAACGACCCGGACATGTCCGGGACCGTGAACGGCTACCTGACGCTCGCCGACACCCAGATGATCGTCTACGCCGAGGATCTGGACGGCAATGTCGACGAGGAGAAGAGCCGCGAGCTGCAGCAGCTCGTGACGAAGCTCTCTCACCAGACGGACTATACCCTCGGCTTTCAGCTTCGGCAGGGCATCTACCGTCAGGCTGAAGAGCTTCGCTACATGCTCCTGATGCGGGGCGCGATCGGGGGCGAGCTGGTCTTCGATAAGGCCGGGACACCCGACCATATTCGCAATGTCGACATGGCCGGCATCCGCTGGGTCGAGAAGAAGCCCGGCGACTACAAGCCGGGCCAGGTCGTGCCCGGCGTCTCGGATCCTGTCCCGATCGACACGCCCGCCTTCATGGTGGCGTTCTATCGGCGCGATCCCACCGCGATCTACACCGTCTCCCCGTTCGTCTCGGCGATCAACACCATCGCCGCGCGACAGCAGGTCATCAACGACCTCTACCGCATCATGCGCGCGACCGGGTATCCGCGCATCGAGATCAAGGTGCTCGAGGAGATCCTGACCAAGAACATGCCGGCGACCTATCGCCAGCCTGGCAGGGAGCAGGAGAAGCAGGACTGGCTGAATGCGCGCTACGGCGAGATCCAGTCCGCCTTCGACAACATCGCGGTAGACCAGAGCCTCGTCCACTCGGATGCCGTCGAGCTGAAGATGCTCAATGACAAGGCGCCGGGGACGGCGCTCAACATCACGCCGATCATCGAGGTGCTGAACGCCCAGAACCAGGCCGCACTCAAGACCATGAGCACGATCCTAGGTCGAGGCAGCTCGGGCGTGAACACGGGCTCCGTCGAGGCGCGCCTGGCCGCTCTCTACGCCGACCAGCTGAACGAGCCCCTGGCCGACTTCTACGGTCGGATGTTCTCCTTCGTCCTGCACCAGGACGGCTACCAGGGCTTCGCTCGCGTCGAGTTCGATCCTGCCGAGCTGCGCCCATGGACCGAACTCGAGCCGCAGCTCACGCTTCGCTCGCAGCGCCTGCGCCAGGACCTCTCGGACGGCCTCATCACGGACGTCGAGTACCATCTCTGGGTCTACAAGCGACTGCCGCCGCCGGGCGCTCCGCAGCTCTCAGGGACCGGTTTCTTGTCGGCCATCGAGAGCGCGCCGGCCGGCGATACCTCGGGCACGACCAAGGCGAAGCCCGAGGACGTCAGCCCGAAGACGGACAGTGTCGGTCGTGCCTCGAGTCCGCCGCGCACGCGCGCCACGGCCGCCAACCGCCGGCAGACGCGACGCCTGGCGATGGCAAGTCTCACCGGGCAAGCCTACAAGATGATCGAGGAGCAACGTACTGACCCCTAATTGTTAGGGGCACGTACGTTGCTGTCGTGTTGAAGCATAAGGCGGTTATTCCTATCTCGCTGCAAGCTCAACACGGACCCCTTGTTGTGAAGCAGCTCACCCTCAACGACGAACTGAAGGCCCGCGTCAAGTCCGCGGCGCCGGACGTCGACCCGGAGAAGGTGGCGATTTTCGAGGCCGCGGCGCTTTCCACGGCGCCCGTCCGCAAGAAGCACCCGGTCTACATGGGTGCGGTCCACACGACGAATTTCCTCGCCCAGATGCTGGGCGAGCTGACCAAGGAGAGCCGGCCGCTGCAGATCATGCACGGCAGCTCGGACGGAGATCAGCTCCCTATCGGGCGGGTCTTCGCCGGCAACATCTCCGAGGGAACGGGGATCGACGGCGCGACCGAGTTGCTGACCCTGTTCTGGATCGACAACACCCACTCGGATCTGATCGCGAAGGTCAATTCGGGCACCATCGACCAGGTGAGCGTCGCGATCCTGGGCAAGTCGGCGAAGTCCAACAAGACCGGCTTCGACTTCATGGGGCCGAAGGCTGACATTGAGAACATCTGGGGCGGTGTCGACGACAAGGGCAACCGCATGGGCCACGACGGGGCGCATGTGATTGTCGACGAACTGGACAGCTGGTTTGAGATGAGTCTGGTCGGCCAGGGCGGCGCGCAGGGTGCCCGCATCAAGGGCAACCGGCTTCAGCTCTCGGCCTCAGGGCAGGAGGTCCCCCAGCTGACCCTCGAGCTTTCCACCGGGTCGGCGGCGCCGACGCCGATCAAGACCGACCCGCAGAAGGACCTATTCGACATGGACGCCAAGGATTTCGCCGGCATCATCGCCGAGAACGCGACCAAGCTGGCCAACGCCGAGGCCGCGGCGAAGACCGAGAAGGAGCGCGCCGACGCGCTGCAGACGCAGCTCACCGCGGCGCAGTCGGAGCTGACCGAGCTGAAGGGCTCGGACCAGGCCGCGAAGCTCACCGCCGCCGAGGCCAAGGCGACCGACCTCCAGACCAAGCTCGACGCCGCGCTCGCCCTCCCCGGCAAGCTCGTCGCCCCGCTCTTCACCATGCTCGGCCAGACGAGCGCGACGCTCGATGCCGACCCGGACAAGGCCGTGACGCAGGTTCGCGAGGCGCTCGACGGCGTCAAGGCGATCGGCGCCCGGCTGTCCGGCGGCCTCGCTCAGCTCGGCTCGGCGCCCGCCCGCTCCAACAGCAACGCCGGCTTCAAGCGGCGCGCCTCGTAAGCGCCGGCTCCCGCCGCCCCGCAACACGATCTGACAGGAGCCAACGGCCATGTCCGCCCCCTTCCACAAGACCGTTCACGTCCACTCGATCAAGAACGAGCCCTTCAACCGCACGATGGTCTTCACGCTGCCCAACGGCATCAGCAAGACCGACGTTCTGGGCCGCCTCGTGGAGCCGGACCCGGCGGTCCCCTGCGGGATGAAGCTCCTGACGGACGGTGCCCAGATCCACGGCAGCGTGGCTCGCATCGACGTCTACGAGGATCGCGGCATGATCACCGCCCAGTTCCGGTTCTCCGAGCTGGTCCCGATCCTCGCCAACGACACCCTCGCTCAGGGCGATCCCGTGGTCGGCGCCGGTAACGGCTTCGTGAAGAAGGGTGTCGCGGGCAACAGCCCCGGCGTCTTCGTCGCCGAGGTTCTGACGATCAAGGGCGTGAAGTACGCGTCCATCGTCAAGCTCTGATCAATACCGACCGGGTCGTTACTCGGTCGGCCCAACGCAACAACTGTGTTCAACCCTAGTGGTACGTTCCGTACCAAGAACAGCCCGAGGAGTACGGGACAATGACCATCCGCCCCCTGCATGAGCTTGCCGCGGCTCGCCAGTCCCCTGAGGGCCTTCTGGCCGGTCTGGCGCTGCGCAACGACGAGGACGGCTCGATCCGGGCCGGCAAGCAGCTGATCTCCAGCGCCCGCTCCTACGGCCTGGAGATGCGCGACTACCTGCGGCTCGCCATCGACCCGACGAAGTCGGAGAACCGCGACAACTACGAGGAGCTGAACGGCTACGAGGCCGCGCTCAAGTTCCTCAACCTGCCGATCGGCGACGACTTCGACAGCGGCGTCACCCTCGACCTCGCCTCGGACACCTTCCAGTACAGCCCCGGCACCCGGGCGCTGTTCCCGGAGGTCGTGGACGACCTCATCCGTTCGACCTCGCGCCAGGTCGACTACGAGACCCTGCCCTCGCTCGTCGGCTCCAGCCGGACCATCAACGGCGTGGAGATGATCTCGACGGTCATCAACGACGAGAACGCCGACGACTTCAAGGTCATCGGGCCGGTCACCGAGTTCGGCCGGTTCCGCATCGGGTCCATCTCGACGAGCGAGAAGCGCGTCAAGATGTACAAGATCGGCGGCGGCTACCGGACCTCCTACGAGTTCCAGCGGCGCTCCCGCCTCGACCTGCTCACGCCCTATGCGGCGCGCATGATGCGTGAGCTGGAGCTGTCGAAGGTCGGCCTCGCCACGGAGCTGCTCGTCAACGGCGACACCGTCAACCCGGCCGCCGTCGTCAAGACCCAGTCGTCCTTCAACGGCACGCCCGGTGTCCCGAACGCGACCGCCGGACGGATCTCCTACCTGCACCTCCTGCAGTGGCTCGTGTCGCGGGCCAAGGCCGGTGTCCCGATCGACACGGTCGTCGGCAACTGGGACAGCTACATCCAGTGGCTGTTCATGTTCGCCCTGCCGACCGCGGGCGCGGCGACCACGACCGACGCCGAGAACCTCGCGGCGACCGGCTTCCGCATCGGTGGTGTGCCGCTGCTCAACGGCCAGATCAACTTCGTGCTCTCCACCACGGCGCCGGCCGGACAGCTCATCGGCATCCGCCGGTCCGAGACCCTGGAGCAGCTGACGGAGGCGGGCTCGCTCATCAACGAGAGCGAGCGCGCGATCCAGGAGCAGTCGATCACCTACGTCAAGTCGGAGGTCTCCGGCTTCCGCCTGGTCTTCGGCGACACCCGCGAGATCTACAACTACAACGCGTAAGTTGTAGGCGCTGTCTCGAGCACCCGCCGCGCAGTTGTGTGCGGCGGGACTATTTCGCGGAGGGTCGCACCTATGAAGATCCTAGTCAGTACCAACGGCCCGTTCCAGCTCATGAACTCGGCCCGCGAGGAGCTGGTCCGTGCTGACGGCATCACCGTGGTCGAGAAGTCCCTGCACTGGTCCGAGTTCATCTCGCTCGGGAAGGTCGAGGTTCACGCTCAGGTCAACGACGAGGCGACGGATGCGGAATGGCTGGAGACGCTCGCTGCCAGCGATGGTGACGAGGAGCTGGCTCTCGCGAGCTTCCTGGATCGCTACCCCGTGGACGCCGAGAGCGCCCGGCGGCCCGAGAGCAAGCCCGTCCCGCCCTCGACCAAGCAGGTCGAGCACAACGCGCCGAAGAAGGGCCGTCAGGCCAGCCCCGCAGCGTCGAAGCAGGAGTGACCTGTGGACGTCCTACCTTCAACCCCCGTGACGCTCTGGGTCGATTTCGAGGCGCCACAGGGGCTGGTGGTCCCGGACGTCGGCTCGGTCAAGTACAGCCTGTATGATGGCGCGGGTGCCCCACTGACCATCGCTCAGGCTCTGGCCCCGGAGGCGGACGCCACCGGGGTCTCTATCCCCATCCTCGCCATTCACCAGACCATCGCGTTGGATCGTAGCTTCGAGCGCCGGCAGGTCGTGGTGACCTTCACGGCCGAAGGCTGTGGCTACCAGAAGCGCCTCGCCTACCGCGTCGTCGAGCTGCCCCTGCACAGCGTCGTGCCGGACGATGTCCGAGCCTACCTCGGCATCAACGAGGACGAGCTGCGCGACGACGAGGTTGATCTTTTCGCGGCCGGCTTGGTCCTCGAGGGCCTCGTAGGGAAGGATCGCCTGGAGGCGGCGCTGACGTCTGGCACGTTGGCCGAGGTGCGCGCCACACGCGCCGTCGTGCTGTCGGCCGCTCAGCTGCTCTTCCCGGGCCTGCGATACCGGATCGCGCAGTCGAAGACGGACGGGACCCTCAAGTTCGAGCGGTTAAAAGAGGCTGGCACCTTCGATGCGCTGGTGGCGGCGACTGCCGACGAGCTGACCGGGATCGCCGTCGAGATGGGCTACGTCGGACCCGATGTGGGAGCCATCCCGGCCCTGCAGCTCGGCATCGTCACGACCGATCCGGTCACCGGCGTCGCGCCCGCCACCAGCATCGGGGGCTGAGCCCGTGCCGAAGCTGCTGTCGCGTCTTCAGGCGCAGAATGAGATCTGGCTCAAGAAGCTCGGCAAGGCGACCCGCTTTCGCGGCGTCATTTTTCCGGTCAACCCGACCGCCCTGCCGACCAGCGTCTTCGTTCTACCGCGGCTCGGTCTGCGCACGCGCCCGCGCGAGCCCGTCAAGGCGCGTGATCTTTTCCAGGACCCAGCGAACCGGATCATGCTCGTCGGTAATTGGGAGCTGCCTCTCGCCCACGACGATGTCGTGTCGCGCTGCTTCGTGCTGTTCCAGATGACCGCAGAGGTCTCCTGGCAGCGGCGGGCTAGCGCCACGATGAACCCTGTCACCGGACTCCCCCAGGCGGCGGGAGCTTTCGTGGAGCTGGGACCGATCTGGGTGTCGATCGAGAATTACACGCATGGCAACGAGGACCCGGGCCTGCGGGTGCCCACCGACCGGCTGCGGCTGATCACGGGCGCCCGCGTGCAGCTTGGCGACGTCGTGAACGGCAAGACCGTGAAGCGGCTGAACCCGGCGCTGGGGGTCTCGATCGCCGAGATCGAGTGATGCCGTGCCTGACTTCACCCTCCTGTTCAGGGTCGGCGGTAGGCGCGCCAACACAGTCGACCAAGACCCCAGCTTCGTAGCCGCGAAGAGCGTAGAGCTGCTGCGTGCTCAGGCGGAGAAGAAAGGCGTCGAGCGGACCGCCGAAGGCATCTTCGCCGCTCGAGATGACATCGTCCGGGACATTGCTCAAGACGCCGATCGCTTCGGTTCGCAGGCCGCCCGCGTCTTCACCAAGATCCGGTCACCGGCGAGCGGCACCATCACGACGGCGCTCGACGGCATCAGCCGGGCATCGGCGGTCTCCTCGACCGATAGCGCCTCCTCACGCCTTAAGGGGAAGACGACCGTCGAGTGGGTAGCTCTCACCAAGCGAACGCTGGAAAACAAGCGCCGCCGGATGGTGTCGAGCCGGCGGCGCCGGGGCGCGGTCTCTGCCGGCCAGCCGGACACCTTCTTCGTGGACACCGGCAACCTGCGCAAGGTCCTCCTCGACTACTTCGGCCCTGCCCTGGCTTCGCTCGTCGACCCGAAGATCATCGTGCGACGAGGTCCTCGGAAGGTCACCGTGTCACTCTCCATCCTTGCCCAGGCGTCCGGCAAGGAGAAGGCCGGCGTGAGCCCTCAATCGCTTCCGGGGGCCTATGGTGACGGGGGCGCTCGAAGCGAGAGCCTGTTCGTCCGATACCTCAAGAAGGTCGGCGCACCGGACCGCGATCCCAAGCATCCCCTGCTCTACAAGCTCGAGAACCCGCATGGCACCCATCGTCCCTTCTTCCAGAACACCCTGATCTTCTGGATCAGCAATCGACTCCCCATAGTCCTGGACAAGTCCCTGCGGAAGGCCTTGAGCCGGCGTGTCAAGAAGGTGACCTAAGATGTTCAAGATCGCTCGCCTATCGACGGTCCGAATGATCATCGACACGGCAGCTCAGTTCGGCTCCGACGTTCAGTACACGGAGTGGGATGGTCATGCCGAAGACTTCAAGCTTCCGAATAAGGATCTCGTCGGTCTTGTTGGCTTCTCTTGTACGGAGAACGACAAGTTCCACGACCTGAACTTCGGGATCGGCATCATGGTCATCGACGACCCCAGCCTTGTCCGAGCGACCAACTACGCGGACCTCTTCTATCAGCGTCTTCAGGCGCAGAAGCGGTTCCCGATGTTCAACGACGATGGATCACGGACCGGTTTCGAGGCCGTGATCTTCGACGGAACCTCCGTCTCGCCGATGACGCGCGTGGACTATCGTCCGACGTTCGACATCCAGGTCAGCGCGCGCGTCACGCGAGCGGGGACGCTACCGGCTCAGACGTGACCTCGGCATTCATCTTGTAGAGCAGATGCACGGTCTCCCGGACGCTCTCTGAGGTACAACCGAGAGCCGTCTCGATCAGAAACACGATCTCCTTCGTGACGCTCCGATGGTTCGCGACGGCGCGTGCCCGAAGAACAGCATCAAGATCGGGTTTGACCATGACAGTCAGAGGACGTTCGACGTTCGATTGGCTCTGCCTGGGCATAGATCTTGATCTTCCCATAGATTTTAGGGGCTCTGCTTTGGAAAAATGGGGCTCAGAGCCAATATTGCAAGCGACAGTTTTCAGACCCTGAGACGGAGATTTCTCCATGGTACCCGGCACCGCCCTCACGGGTCGCTTCCACTTTTCGACCGCCTCGCTGCTCATCGCGCCCATGGCGCAGCAGAAGGCGATGAACCCGCTCACGCACTCGGTCGGCCTGGTCAAGAACGTCCGCGTCGAGGCTACGCCCTCGAAAGTGGACCTGACTCAGGGCATCATGAACGATGTTGTCGCGAGCGTGAACAACGGCATGCCGATCACGGGCTCCGGTGAGGTGTACGAGTACACCTCCCGGAACCTCGCCTACGGCCTGTCGCAGGATCCGACCGGCCTCGTCGACATGGCTCCGCCCCAGGCGATCACCGCTGCGGTGGCCGCTGGTGCCACGTCCTTCACGACCGCCGCCGCGAACACCTTCGCTGTCGGCGACTGGGGCTATATCCAGGAGGCCCTGGACGACCAGATCCACATCTTCAAGGTGTCGGCGATCTCGACCAACACCGTGACCTTCACCGGCTATCCGGTCCCCACCGGTCTGTCCTTTACCACCAACGCCCGGGTCGGCGAGTTCAATAAGATCGACGCCGACCCGGCCAAGGCGAACAACTACTTCGCCGTTCGTGTCGTCGGCATCGCCGTCGATCTCTCGACGCCCGTCGTGCTGCACTTCCCCAAGTGCCGGATCACGAAGGGCTTCGCGATGGGCTTCAGCTCCGACAACTTCTCGAACCTCCCGTTCGAGTGGACGCCGCTGGTCCCCGTCGCGACCGACCCCGGTTACGATGCGGACTTCCGGCAGCGGATGCAGATCTTCAACCGGTAAGAACAAAATCGATCATGTCGAGAAAAGGCCCCGTGAAAACGGGGCCTTTTCTTTTGACCACTCGCACCCACATTGGAGAAAGCCAGCAGATGAGGCCTTGATCGTGTCAGTATCAACTTCCGCGCCACCGCCTCGTCTGAAGATCAAGCTCGACCCAGACAAGGATGAGAGCCGCGAGCTGTTCATGAGCTTCGGGCTTCTGAACGAGATCAGTGCGCTCGTCGGAGGGGTGGAGGGCGTCCCGAACCTCTCGTTCGACCCACAGACGGCGCTCACGGCGCTGGAGATCGTGCTCGCGCCGCGGGATGAGCGGGGCGCTGTACTGTCGGCCTCGGAGGCCGGATCGGACGCGATCTCGGTTCATCACATCCAGCCCGAGGTCGCCGAGCAGATCCTGGACTGGATCGGGGCGCATGCGCTGGATTTTTTCGTCCGCCGGTTCGACAAGAGCGCGACTCTCCTGGCGAGCAACGCGGCGAAGCTACAGGCTGTCGCATCATCTCTGACTTCTTCGGGGAACTCAGCTGGGAAGACAGCCTGATCCTCGCTTTCAGATGTCACCCGAGCGACCTGACCAAACTGTACTGGTCAAAGACACTCGATGATCTTCGTCGTGTGTCCGGTTTGTTCATCCGGTTCGAGATGGTCAAGGCCATGTCCACGACTGAGAGCTTGCTCTTCGTCGTGGGCCGCATGTTCAGCGGCTCCAAGTCCGAGCCCAAGCAGCTGGAGAGCGTGGACGACATGATGGCGTTCGCGCGCATGGTCAATGGCGGGTGAAGACCATCTGAATGTCGACCTCGACGTCGGCTCGAACGAGCTGGAGGCCTCTCTCCGGCGCACCTTCGAGGCGATGACGGCTGGTCTGCGCGCCGCGGAGGCGATGCGGACCACGATGGAGAAGGCCGTCAAGGCCTCGGCCGACTACAAGGACAACCTCGTCGCAGCGCAGAAGGCCGCCGAGAAGGCGGCGCCCGGGTCGGCCGCGGAGACCCGCGCCTTCGGCCGGATCGAGAAGCTCAACGCCGAGCAGGCCAAGTACAACGACAGCCTCGCGAAGGAGGTTCAGCTTCAGCGGGAGCTGAGCGTAGCCCGCGGCGCCGTGGATCGGGTCCGTTCCGAGGGCCGGGTCGCCGATGGCCGCACGGTCGGGCAGGCT